AGTCTATCGTCTCAACGGCACTTTGCCTTCAGGAATGTACGGTACCACGACGACGAACTCAGGAGTGAACTTACATGCGTTCTACTTCGCCTGGACTAAAATCTTTCCGGATGCAGGCCCTGAGGAATTTCTACGAGCAGTCAGAACCGTCACTCATGGTGATGATGTTCTCTTTTCGGTCCATTCGGACTATAAAGAGTTCACCACCACTCGGATTGGCGAAGTTCTCGCAACAATTGGAATGAAATTCACGCCGGCAAACAAAGGACTCGAACGCTCGGAAGCTCGACCAATTGAGAAGGTCCAATTTCTGAAAAGAGGCTTTAAGCTAATGGATGGCCTCTATCGTGCCCCGCTCGAAACGAACTCTTCTCTCGAGATGTGCAATTGGACTACAAAGAGTCCTGACAATGTGACAGCGACAGCAGACAACTGCAAGGCCGCTCTTAGAGAACTCGCAATCTCGGAGCCGGACATGGAGTTGCAAAATCAAATCATCCAAGCACTGTACCAGGCAACAGACGGCCAGGTTCTTTTACCACCAGTCTACCCCCGCGCCCTCCTGAAGGAGCTGCGCAAAAACTTCTGACGCCAAGACCCCTGCGTTCTCCTGTTTATTTGTTGGTCAGGAGAAAGTAACGCTAGCGTCCTCGGAGAAAAATCCAACACGAGGTGTCACACGACCGTAAAACCATCTCGTACAGCGGTCTCTTCAATAACATCAACACCATCATCAACACCATCAAATGCAGGAGGTGCGCTTGCAGCTGTAAGCGCAGCTCAATCAACATCAGACCCACCTCAAGCAAAAATGACATTCGACCAACTCGCCAACATGCAAAAGGACATTGCTTCAACAAAGAGCGCCGTGGCCTCAGGGACACAACTAACAGTCGCTAACGACAACGAGCCAAACTCGGCAGTTCAGCGACCTGTAGGCCTAACCTCTTTTGTTGATGCGGAGGACACGATCTATGATCTTGCCATTGCGGACAAGACAGAGACAGAGGAACTCCTCGAAGCAGTCGATACAGAAGCGATGGACCTGGCTAAGATCTTGGGACGACCTATCTTCATGCAGAACGTAAATTGGACTTCTTCAAATGCGGCAAATTCACTAATCGCCGCTTATGGCTTACCAGACGATCTATTAAATGGTTCGCCTATCAAGTTTAACAGAGTCCAGAACAACCAGTACATGCGTGCAGATGTCGTCTTTAGGATTGAGGCCTCGCCTATTCAATTCCAGGCAGGAAGGCTCTGGATGTGCTTTGAAAGTTTCCGTAACAATCGCGGAGCCAGAGCAGTCTATGGAGCGTCCTGTCAGTATACGGCTCTTCCGGGAGTTGCTTTCGATCCCGCAAAACCAGCACCGATCGAGTTACGTATCCCTTTCTCATCGATAGTTTCCGCTTGGGACCTGCCGATGGGACAGTTTGGATACGGAGTCCTCCTTGTCTATGTCCTTTCACCACTCAACTCAGCAACAGCAACGAATTCGACGACGGTTGGCATACAAGCCTGGTTCGAGCACCCGAAGCTCTCAGTACCAACTCAACAGACAGGTCAGAGTGGACCTGCCTTGAGAGCTCCGGAGTTGCCGACTGGGGAACCAATGAGATTTCAGAGCGCAGAACAGAAGCAAGCAAACAATCACACCTTCTCGAAGTTCGCTTCGGCAGTAGGTAGTGTAGCTTCTGTGCTCTCTGGGTTCCCATTGTTGTCCTCGGTCGCTACACCAGTAGCAGCCTTGGCCCGTGGCGTCGCAAGAACAGCAGCGGCGTTCGGGTTTGCCAAACCACTAGACACATCAGCTCCAACGAAAATTGTTCAACATAACCGAGCTTCTTGGGTTAATGCGGATGGACCACTGCCAGCAGTAAAGCTCTCAAATTCTATTGAGAATGCGATTGAGCAGAAGGGCAGATTCTTCCCAAACCCTGTGGACGAAATGGAAATTTCGTACATAGTTAAGAACCCGGTTATGGTCAACCAATGGTCTTGGAGCACTTCGGATGCAGTCGGAAAGATTATCACAGTAATCCCAGTACATCCGGGATTAGTGGACGCTAAAGTTTCGTCTGGAACTTACACATTCGGCACCTATGCACCCTCACCACTCGCTTATGTCGCATCGATGTTCAAATACTGGGCAGGCTCTCTTAAGTACAAATTGGAAGCGGTTTCAACACCTTTCCATGCTGGACGTTTGATTGTCGCCTACGTACCGGACTTCGACCCGATTGCGGGGCTAACAGGCACTTCCATCAATGAGGTAGGAAACTATTACTCAGTGCTTTGGGACATCACAGATTCGTCCCAGCTAGAGTTTGAAGTTCCGTTCCTCTCAAACACGCCTTACCTTGACGTGTTTTTGGATGACCATATGTGCACAGCCCTAATGAATAGCGAGACAACGGGAGTACAAGCGAGGGACCGATTGCGAAAGATTTCGAACGGATCAATAGTCGTCTATGTCCTCAATCAACTTGTGTCACCATCAACAGCAGCGTCATCCATCTCGATCATGAATTGGGTTGGAGGCGGCAAAGACATTATGTTCGCAGAACCAGTTCTGGGAGCCTACAAGGCTGTCGAAACAGGCGCCACGCGCATCGACTATACCCAGAAATGGTACGACGGAACATCCATGTCGGCCGCCCCTTTCCCAATCGCTCCGACGAGATTCGAAGACATTGAGGAGGAACATGAGGAAGAGGATTGCCCTATGAGGTATGAATCTGCTCCGCAGATTCAAACCCCACAGGGAATCGATCCCTTTTCAGGAACGCTCGCGCAGAAGGCAGATTATCAAAACTTCATACCAATGCGATACTTGGAACCAGCTAAGCATGCTCGGTTGGCCTCAGGGGAAGTTATTACGAATCTGCGGGCGCTGACACGTCGGCTCACACCGGCGTACGTCCTGTATCCTCAATCGGTTAC